ATCATCTCCTTTTTATTTTTTTATTTGGAAAAGATATAAACTTACCATACTTGGTTTTTTTCTTCTTCTCTTTTAACCAATCTTCAGGTATTATTCTATCATAATATCTGAAATCATATTTTATACACCATTCTGCATATGAAGACTTTGCACCTTTTCTTAACTTTGTTTTACTGTTTGTAAAAACAAATCGTATGTCTAAATCAGGGTGTTGTCTCTTAATACATAAATGTTTACGTCTATCAGCAACTGTAAATCTCCCTTTCGTTTCTATTATTATTCCATTATTTAAAACAAAATCAGGGGTATAGGTACGATAAGAAAGGTCTTCCCACTCAATCTTAATCTTTTCGTATAGAAATTTTACTTTATGTTCTTTAAGATATGTTGCAACAATATCTTCCAAACCACTCCTATACCCATTCTTACGTGCTATCTGTCTAGCACTATACGCAGACATTACAACCAATAACGAACTGTAGAACCATAATCATAGCCTAGTGCTTTCATCTCATCACGCACTAATTTTTCAGCTTCTTTTTTCTGCTCTAGTGCATGACGTAAGCCCTCAGTCCTACGTTCACGATACTCCTTCTTCATCTCAAGAAGTTCTTTCTCCTTCTCTCTAATTAGTTCTGCCATATCATCTATATCTTTCATATATTTTATCTCCATATTTTCTTTGCTTCTCTTTTTAATTTATCATTCCAAGTCCAAGAATCTAGATTTGGATATACTAAAGAAGCTAACTCATGTTTATCTTCACTTATAGATAAAAACTTCTGTATACTAAAAGCTACGTTTTTAAGTTGCTCTTTGTATGCAGATAAATTTTTAAGTGTAAACTTTTTATAATCTTTTGGTGTTGCAAAAAATAAGTCTACACTATTGTTTGGATAAGCCATAGAATAAAGTGCCATCTGCCTTTTCTGTGCTTCTGTAGGTTTAGATGGCATTCTAGTTGTTGTTTTTAAATCAACTATCTTGTCTTTAAACCTAAAGTCTATGTAGCCAATAACAGGGATAGGCATATCATCAAACTGCACTTCAACTTTTTCTTGATACTGTTCTAAGTTTTTATACTTAAAATTTTCATCAAGTATTTCACCAAAGCCTTTTAATAATTTTTTCTCTTTCTCTACCTTGTCATCTTTTAAACTAAGCATAAATTCTGAACACATAGTAGTAAACTGTATGTCGAGTAGTTTAAAATCAAACTTACCTGTTTCATACTTATTGGCTAACACAGATTCCTGCACTATACCTCTGACTGCTCCTGCACCACCACCTGACTTGACACCAAACAAGTATCTAGCTACCCACATAGGCATGTCGCTTATGTAGGTATTCATACTGCTAGGTGACAAGTAGTTGATGTTGTGTGCCTGAAAAGGATTATTTCTTATCATTGCCATCTAAATCTACGTCTATAAAGTTGTCAACAATATCTTTTTCCTCATCAGATATGTCTTGTGGTTGAGCAAGTTTATCCCACTCACTTACAACCCAACCATTGTAATTACTTACAAACTCTTGAAACTGTGTAAATAATACTTGGTCGTCATCTGTAATATTAGCATTACGAGTAACGTCAAGACTTGCTACAGGAACATAAAAGCTATTACCACTAGGAATCTTTTGTTCTTCTGTAGCTACACTTATGTAGTGATTTATTGGTATCTTCTTGATTTTAGCAAGAGTTGATATTGGAACACCCATATTTTTAAATGCTGTAGCATTATGCATTTCCCAAATAAAAGGTGTCTCTTGTGACTCAACTTCATCATGTGATGAGTCAATTACTCTACCAATAAATTTTACCTTACCAAAGATACCTCTAACTCTTTTTACAGATTTAATTATATCTTTAGTAGTATCAGGAAGACTGTTCCAATCTTTTTGGAAACCTTGTGGTCTACCTAAATTAAATGTACCCATTGTATCTTTTAGGTCAATATTAAGATTATCAGAGAATACTGTTTTTTCATACTTGTTTGCAAACGGTATCCATTTTTTATACATAAATCTCTGCATAAAAATTCTAATCTCTATATTTTTACCATAAAAAACATTTTCGTTTTCAGGTAAAGATAACTCAAAGTGTCCTGCTTCCATCACTTCTTCTTGCATCTTCTTACCATTGACTTTTGTTTGTTTGGTAATTGGTTGATTGACAATACGTAATCTTGGTAGCTTTACTGATGTAGAACCACCACCCTCTTTATCAAGAGATACACCCATAGCTTTTGCCATAACTGCATAGTTGTCATTGTCTATACTTTTAATTGATATTTCATTCATAATATATTTTCTCCTTTGTTAAATGGTTCGTAGTTATATCATATAACTTCTTGCATGTCAAGCCAATTATTTCCTAATTTAGCTTCTAAAACTAATGGTACATTTAATGTAATGTCAAAGTTATTATTTATCAAGTCTGTCATACTATTATTTGTATCCTTTATTATATTTAATACGTCATCTATCTCTTCAGGATGTACGTCAACTACTATTGAATCGTGTACTGTATTTACCACACATGACCTATAGTTGTCAAGTCTTTTATCTATGTCCATTAAAATTAATGGTACAATATCGGCTGTCGCAAACGACTGCACAGGAAAGTTCTTAATCTGTGTAAAGTATGTAACCTTACCATTTGGAAGTCTTTTTACTTTTGGAAATGCAAACTCTCTTCCTGACGGTGTTGATATTTTACCTGTGCTTACAGCTTCTTTAGCCAATTCGGTATGCCATAGTGCAATTCCTTCGTACTTTTCTGTAAACTGTTTGTAGTATGTTGCTTCTGCATTTGTTCTTCCAAACCCTGTTGCTCCGTAGAGTGGTGCAAACGTATGTGCTTTTGCTTCCTGCCTACTAATTTTTTGACCACCATCAGTAATAATCTTGGCAGTATAACTATGTACGTCAAAGCCATCTTCTATCTCCTTCATTGCTACTTTATCCTGTGACAAATATGCAGCAGTTCTAAACTCTAATTGTGCAAAGTCTGCTTCCATAATCTTGCCACCTTCCCATCTAGATACAAATACTTTCTTTACAGGAAATGTACCACCTCTAGGCATGTTCTGCATGTTAGGGTCTGCTCCACTAAATCTACCTGTTGCAGTTCTATGTTGTAATAATCTAACATGCAACTTGCCATCTGACTTAATGTGTGTCTGTATGCCCTCTACAAAAGAAGATAGGTATGTTTCTAGAGCAGACAGCCTTTTTAAGTCACCTAAAAAGTCAACAGTATCTGACATATTGTTTTGTCTAGCAATATTCTGAACCATATCTAAATTACTTTTACTTACACCAAAACCGTTTGCTGTGACCCATTTTGCTGTGGGTGGTGAGAAACGTAGACCTGCAACTTTGTTTGTTGAAACAAATAAATAACCTTGTGCATTACAATGTGTACATTTAGTCTCTCTTGCAAATGGTGTACCATCTCTTTTAGTCTTTCTAATCTTACCATACCCATGACACATTGGACATTTTTTAGCTACAGTTTTATAAACTATACTAGAGTTTTCTTTTACAGTTTTCTTAAACTCATCTCTCTCCATATAAGGTGTAAAGTTATTTGCCCACATAGGCTTGTCAAGTGGCTTTCTACTAAATATTACCCACGACATCTGTTCAGGACTATTTAAATTAATAGGCATATCACCCATAAGTGTTCTTACTTTATCCTGTAACTTTTTAGTTATCATATTCTTCTCTTGTAGAAACTCATCTTTAACTTTATCTAATGCTTCTACATCAACTGAAAAACCTCTCTGATATATTCTAGCAAGTGTAATAGATATTTTATTTGTAAACTCTATAGTTTTTTGTATACCATTATTTGATTTACCTATTGAATCAATCTGCTTATCATATAACTGTTTAGTTGCCCATACATCAGCAGACAGGTAGTGTGATAGTTCTGCATGTGGTATTTCATCTACATTATAACCTTTGCTAAAATAATCTTTTAATGTATTTTCTTTTTGTGTATCTAGTCTATGTCTCATTGCACATGCTTGAAGTGTGAGTGGTTCTTTGATACCTCTCTGTAAAATATATTCAGCTAACATAGTATCGTATACATTACCATTATATTCAAAACCACACTCCCATAACCAAAGTAATTCATGTACAACATTGTGACAAACTAAAAGTGTTGTTTTATTTAATATACTTTGTATCTCTGCATGATAAGAAACATTTACGTCATCTGTTCTGTATAAATACTCTCGACCATTTACAATAAAGCCAACCATTACAAGTTTATTGTCAGGTTCAAATGGGTCAAGATGTGTCTTACCATCTCGCTTTGTGACATTGTTTTCTACATCTAAAATTGTTATCATACTAACTCCTAATCTCTATGTCCATAAGTTTCTACATCATCACCCATAACATGTTTACATCCATTGGGTGCTTCATCACAGTTTGGATAACTGTAACAGGCTATGTGTGGGTCAACATATTTAATTTTTAAAACTTTATATTTAATAAAATCTGTTATAAGCATTGTAGGTCTTTTAAACCAATACATATATGTAAACTCCCAATATCCCCAATTTTCATCTAACCAAACACCATGCTCATTAATTTTACATAATCCACTTTCTGATTTAATACTTCTAATATGGTCTTTATAGTCAACATAATAAAACCACATTGCTAAAACTACATCTTCTATTTTAGTTTTTTTTCTATCACTTTCATAATATTCCCAAAACATATCTTCACGATACTCACTAAAATATTTTCTGTGATAAGAAAAGTCATATAGTTTATTTATTTTTTTTACGTGTCTATAATACCAAATTAAATTTGTTAAAATACGTTTTGTAAATGACATGTTCTTTTTTAATACTTTCATGATTCATACCTTGCTGTTTTATAATTAAATTGACTATGCACTATACCATGCCACCCTGTCAACTTATTTTTTACTAAATTTAAATGTCGCATAGAATCCTCTTCATCCTGTCCTTCAACAGGTGGGTTCTTTGCAATCAATATCATCAGGTCAGCTTCTGCAGCTTTTCCTGTCCTAGACCCTTCCATCATAGCTTGATTTAATACAACCTTATTCTCTGCTTCTGCAGACAGTTGAGACATATAAAAGATTGCACAGTTATACATCTTGGCAATCTGTCTTGCATGTATAGCATTTGCTTTCAATGCTTCATCTAATCTAGCAAAGCCACCTGTTTTAGCAAACTTATCACCCATATCTAATACAACTACGTCAGGTTCTACAGCCTTACATACTGACTCTACCCATGCCATATCTTTACCTGTAGCATCTTTAATCAATAAATTTTCTTTTACAGGTGCAAACAAATCTCTAGCCTTACTAGGATTTTCTTTTATCTCCCATTTATCCATACCTGTTGCAGATGTAAGATACCTCATACCAACTCTATGACTACCTTCTTCGTTACATAGTATCATACATTTAGCACCTTGTCTTGCAAATCCATTGACTCCTGCAATAAGACTTGCATGAAAAGATGTCTTACCTGTATTGGGTCTTGCACCAACTTCAATAAGATGTCCTGCATTGATGCCACCAATCTTACGAGCAAGTGACTCAATATTAAATGTCCATCTTGCTTCAAGGTCATTCATTGATAATAATGTATCGACATCTATGTCATCCCATGTGACATTGATGTTAGGTATAAGGTTCTCAGAATAAGTCTCAAGTACATTTCTAATGGGTTCAAGTGTGGAAAGACTACCATTAACATAGTCAAAGCCAATGTTAGCAATATCTTCCCCAACAACTTGCTGAAATAGTTTAGATAATACCTCTTGTGCAATATCCTCTCCCATTGTTTTCTCTTTCTTAATCTGATTAAACAGACCTTCAAATGCATTCTTTTGTGCAGTTGTCATAGATGGGTTTCCTGATACAAACAGAGCATGTATCTCATCAGGTGTAACTGACCTTTCATACTTTTGCATAGCAATATCTAATGCTTGTTTTATCTTACGAACATCTTTGCTAAACAATCTGTCAGGACACTTTGCTCCTCTGTGATTATCATAAAAATCTTTCTCCATTAAACTACGTATAAGTGCTAATTCCATGTTGGTTCTCCTTTTGGGGTTAATAGGTTTAAGTTTATTAAATCTTCTTCTTTACGATATTTTAAGTCATCTGTCAATCGTAAAACTTTTACTGTGTTTACATGCCCTCGTAATTCTTTTGCAAACTGCATAGTCTTGGGTAGGGCATCAGGGTCTAGTGCTATTATTGTTGTCGAGAATTGTGAGAGATACCGTTTGTGAATATCAGTAAGTGTCGTACCCAACACAGCTACCCCAACGTATACTTCACTTCCAATACATAAGGCACTCAAACAATCCTCAACAACGACTGCCACACTACCACATCCAAAGGTAAATGGCAACCCACTACTACCATATTTTCTCCACTTTGGCAATCTCTTACCTAGTGACCTTCCTATGGCATCTACTGTCTTGCCGTTCTGATGTATAGGAAACACAACTCTGTTTTCTTTTACATCATGGAAGAACTCAACAGTATTACTATCTATATTCCTATCATAAAACCATTTAAGAATATAGTTATCATTAGACTGTACAACATATTCAGGTAAGACAAACTCATTGTCCTTTTTAAAATCCTGTACAGACTTTATCTCATCTACAGACATCCTCTTTCTTGTAGTTCCCTTAATATTACAGGATGCCTTGTAACAATTCCAAACGAGTGAACCCATGTTATTCGTAATCGTAAATGTATTATACCCACCACATGTAGGACAGTTCATTCTCTTTGTTTCTCCTACAGTAATATGTATATCATTAATAATATCATGTATATTATATATCATTTATATGTTCCTTTTGTTTGGCATTTGAATGCTTTTACCATGAATTTTAGTGGTTGTCAACATATTTTTTTCTTTCTTTTAGTGCAGAGTTAGCACTAGCATATGTATTTTTCATGTATGGCTTAACACTATTAGGGTTAGCATGACCTGTGACAGACATAATCTGACCCATAGGTACACCTGCTTCAACCATCTCTGTCGTTCCTGTACGTCTAAAGTCCATTAACCATAGGTTATCAGGTAGTTCTGCCTTTCTCATTATACGTTTAGCCACCTGTGATATACGTTCTATGTTGTATGGCACATATTCACCACTTCTATCTCTTGTATATGGTGCTACATACTTCTGAAAGCCAAAATCTTTCTCCTGTTCCACCAACATGTCAAGTAAATCTTCTTCAATAGGTAAACAAACTATAGAACGTCTTTTAGACTGTTGCAAATTTAACACACCTTTATTAAAATCGATATTAGACCACTCTAATAAACGCATGTCACCTATCCTCTGACACCATTCGTATGCCATTTGTGCTATCAATCCGACATTTCTATATTCAAAATCGTCATATGCCACATCAAGAAATTTACGCATCTGTTCCTGTGTCCACACGACAGTTCTTTTATGTGTAGATTTCATTTTAAATGTCATAAATGGATTCGTTTCAGCATATCCCATTTCTGTACCAAAAGAATACATTTTTTTGACTACAGCACAGATGTGGTTTGCCATAGATATGCCACGATTAAGCCACAGTTCATATAACTGTCGTGCAACTGCACCATTAAAATCTTTCAGCTTTATATCTGATACTTTTTTATTTCGATACATTGTTTCCATTGCAACTCGTAAAAAGTATTCATAATCTTTTTTAGTTTTAGTGCCTAATCTATTGAAATCATTAGATTTTTTATATTCGACAGACAAGCCTAGTAGTGTAGGAAATCTCTCTATAGATATGTTCTCCTCTAAATTAGAAACATATTCATCTATGGCATCATTAAACTCTTTAGCTTTCTGCCTTACTTCTGACAAACTTTCTCCTAAATTAATACGTTGTACAATA